AAGCGAAAAGACAGCCCCTCTCAGGCAGTCTGGGAGGCGAATATAGAGGAGACATCCTCTGGACAATCGGAGACAGACAACTGGTGGTCGAAGTAAAGTACAGAGATAAGTCCAACTTCCCTAATCCATTTACACTGTTCGATGATAAAGACATTGTTATTTACAAAAGAAGAAACGGCTCACCCAAAATGATTGTAATGTTTGAAGCTGACATTTTTGCAGATAATATTGCACCATTGTTAACAGGAGATGCAGATGAAGAAACTAATACCTGATGACTGGCAACCAACGCCAGAACTTATCCAATCAATAAACACAAAACTAAACAACGAGGTTAATCATGAGTCTGAAACAGATCAATTTATCAACTACCATCTCAGCAAAGGCAACAAGTTTGCCGACATCGAGAGAGCTTATCGCAACTGGTGTCGGAAGTCTGTTGAGTACACCAAAGCAAGAGAAAGCCGCACTGCGTTTAATGGATATTTCCAATCCGGAAAAGATAGATCAGAGTCTTCTTTCTTCGCTGGAGTCTTTGACAGGATATCCAGTGAATGAAGTTACATCATGTAGATACAACGATCATCGTGGCGTTGACATATTGTGCCGAGGTTTCAAATTAAGATTTGATTCTATTGAGGTGGCAGACAAAGCAGTTCAACTTGTGGCATGTTCCTTTGTTGGGATGCCCAAGCAAGAGTTAAGCAAGAGACTTGCTGTTTTATCTACGCTGGTTGTCAAGCCAACAGGTGAATCATCAAAAGATTTAGCCTTGCGTGTACAGTCTTTGTCGCTACAGCTTCAAGATTATCCGGCTGATATTGTTGATGCGGCTATCAAAGAAGTGCAGAACACTACTACATTCTGGCCTTCTTACTCAGAGTTTTACAAGCACATCAAGTGGCGCATGATGCGCAGAGAAAAACTGTACGACTCTGTAGTTTTATTGCGTAATCAGCTTGCAATTCCACAGTAATCCCATTAAGATACATACAGCAACAGGAGGTAACAATGAATCGAATAGGATTCCTTGGCGGTTCGGACATGTACCGCATCATGATGGACGACTGGCAATCACTCTGGGAAGAGAAGACAGAACGCACACCACCCCCAGACCTATCTCAAAACATTGCCGTACAACTCGGATCATACACTGAACAATTCAATCTTGACTGGTTCGCCACCCAACACAAAACAGAACTCACGTCAACTCAAGCTACATACAGCAAGAGCGTCGATGACCTCATACTGAAAGGTCAAATCGATGCTCTTGCCTATGACGGAACCGCTATCGTTGAAGCCAAACACACCAATGGTATGACCAACATGGAGCAGTGCATATACAGATACATGCCACAAATACAATTCTATATGTATCTGGCTGACATAGACCGCTGTTTCTTGAGCGTGATCTTTGGTAACAACAAATGGGAATCAGTTTGTGTACAGTATGATGAAACATTTACCAAGAATATGATTGCAAAAGCATCAGAGTTTTGGGTGCATGTTACTAGCGATACACCACCAGACTTTGACATTGCACATAAGTCTTACGACATAGATAAGATTAGTGTTGATGACATGGTAAAGCGCGATGCTTCTACAGATAACTTCTTCAATGACCTAGCGCATCAGTATATAGAACAAATGCCTAACGCATATAACTTTGACAACATCAAGAAACAACTGAAAGAATTAGTGGCTGACAATGAACGTGAAGTATACTCACCCTTGCTTACAATTAAGCGTGACAAGCGTGGGTCATTACGAATCAACATTCATCAGGAGAAGTAAATGTTTCATACTGCGTATTATACTTGTGAGCATTGCGAACATAGCTGGCACACAGGCTGGGCAAAACACTTTAAGATACACCAGATGCAAGACTCTTGCCCAAGAGATTGCTGTAGAGAAGCAATCGAGAATCCAGAAGAACCACACATAATCAAATCGGGAGATAAAAATGTCAGACAATCTTAAACTATGGAACACAGTATCTAAATCTGATCCTAAGTTTCTCAAGAAAGTTAGCTTCGGCTCACGCGGATTTACTGCTATTGATCCACAGTATCAGGTGCGTTGCGCTACAGAACAGTTCGGACCTGTCGGTCAGGGCTGGGGCTGGGTAAATGAAACAAGATTCATCAATGTATCTAATGGCGATACAGCCGTTATAGCAGATGTATCTATCTGGACTGGCAAACCAGAAAATATATTCGGTCCGTTCTCAGGTTGTCGCAAGTTCTTTGACTCAGCCAAAGGACGCATGGCAGAAGACGCACCAAAGATGGCTATCACTGATGGCTTGACCAAAGCACTATCTCACCTTGGCTTCAATGCAGATGTATTCCTTGGTGAAATGGACGGCAACAAGTATGCCGCAGACTCTAAACAACCTAACTCAAACGCACAGAAAGGCGGTTGGTAATGACTGAACATGACAACACAAACAGAGGCGCGGCTTTCACACCGTACCCAGAGCAGAAGTTTATTTTATCAGGAAGAATTAACTATCACGGAGCAGATCGTAATGTTGCGTTGATTACTGGTGAAACAAAAGATGGCAAGAAAAAGATTGAGGTCTATCAAAAGATTGGCATCATGTTTGAAAATGATCGTAAAGATGTGCCAGCCAAGCCAGACTACACTGGCATGATTGACAATACTAATCTACGTCTTGCCGCATGGCGTGGTGATAAAGATGGTAAACCATACCTATCTTATCAAGTCTCAGAGAAGCAAGACGCGCCACAAACAGCCGTGCCTCAGAGTCCACAGCAAGATGCTGGACAAGATGTAAATGATGATGTACCTTTCTAGTATCTCCTAGACGAAGGAAACCTCCCAAACTCCAGCCCCTTAGTGGGCTGGCTTTCTTTATGGAGAATCTCATGCAAATAAGAAGTGATGTACCTATACCGCCACCGCTCAAAGAACGTGGGAAATGGAACTGGTTGAATGTTTTAGAAGTTGGTCAAAGCATACACTTTGAAGAGTACAAAAAATTTGAGAATGCTAGACGCACACTACGAACTAGAGGATTCCAAACAGTTACAAGAAAAATGCAAGACTCTTGGGTAATCTGGATTACGCAAAGACCGGAGTAAATACAACATAACCTTCATCTGGATTGTAAGTATAAACTTCATTGCGGTTATCTTTAGACTTGTAACTGCAATGAATCCAGCCAGTGTTACCGCCCTTGTAACACTCAAGAATCAACTGATCATAGTCAATGTTATTATAAATCCATTTAACTACCTCAAGATTATCAATGCTTGGCACTTCAAAATCTACAGCTTGACCCTTGGCATGTTGACTTTTAGCACTGCTACCTATTAATTTACACAACTCTTTTGTACGATACCCACTAGAGGGCGTAAACGGCACGCCAAAGCTTTCTCTTACAGGCTCTAGTACATTCGTACATACAAGAGTCAACGCCTTTATATGGGCTTCTGAGGGCTGATTGCTGATGCCATGTCTTTCTGCTGTTTGACTGCGAGTCATTTCTCTTAGCGTAAAATGTTTACTCAGCCTCATTGCTTCTTCCCTTTGAAGCTATCAACAACACCACCACCAAAATAAAATCCTAATATAATAAGCATCGCATAGTTAATACTAAACTGCTCCATCACTTTAGTCACCGCATCTGGATCACCATATCCTGAGATAGTCATGCCCAGTACAATCATATAACTACCTAAGAACGTGCCGCCAAACATCAAAGCCAAATATCTTTGCGCAATCTTGAATGGTGCGTACGAATTCATGAGAGCTATTCGCGCATCGCTCTTCGCTTTGATCTCTTCCTCAGTGCTGGTATGCATGTCATCGATAAGGCTCAAGCCTTTCTTGATTACATCACCCCCACCAAGAATGGAATTTAAAACGCCCATCATAGCTAACTCCTTAAATAATAAGCAACTATACCAGCAATCCCAACCATTAGGAATACTGCAATTGCACCTACGAACATTTCTAATATGAATTGTTTGCGTCTTTTGGCCCTCTTCTCAGCCTCACGTCTTTCGGTACGACACTTAGCCTGGAACGCTTGCCAGTCTGACCACAATCGTGGCCTACCAATATATATCATTATCTTCTTGAGTTCATACTCAGCTTCTTTAACTTGTTCTAATGCAAGAAATGCTTCTAAGTCTGAGCCGCCAACAGATGATTTGTTCTTGCCAGCTACCTTCTTTTCTAGCCCTTCTTTCGCACCAACAAACTTAGCAATAGCTCCGCCAGCCCTAGCCAAATCGCCAGAGTTTTGAACCGCTTGCTTGATAACGGCAAATGCGGCATTGGCAACGCTTAATTCTGCTAACATCAGTATACTTTCGTTTTACTAGGGTCTACTGCACGAGGCACACAATATGTTGTAATCCTGTCACGAGGATCAATCAAATCCAAATACTTGTAATTTCCGTGCTGTCTAGCGAGTTGTTTTGCGTACCACTGGCAATCAACAACAGAATAAAAAGAAAGATTTGTAACAATTTCTCTTCTGCCATCACCTGCTCCCTGATACATTATTAAAACAAAAGCAACTACCCACTGAGTCATTAAACAAGCTGAACCAAAACAGCAGTAGCCATAACAACCATTGCAATAGTAGACCCCATAATCAAAGCCTCAAGTCTCCACAATCGCTTATCCATTGACTTTACCCAACCTTGTAACTGATCATAGCGAACAGCACATTCGGCTTCGTGACGTTCTAGGTTTGCTTTAGTTTCATCCATCATACCACCTACTTTGAGTTAATCATTACAATGTCTTTGTCAGTTTTAGATGCCTCTATAAGCAAGTCACGATTAAGGTCATTTGCTTTTACCATTTCGTTGCGAAAGCTCTCAACAGCAGAGCCTGTCTGCCTTGATTGTTGTGCGTTCTCAATTAATAGCTTTGGCATCCAAGCCATCGAGCAACCCCAATCATCTAACTCTTCCCCAGTGTTTGGGTCAGTACCTCTAACGTGCATAAACCAAGCACAGTCAAACTTTTTGCAAGGCTCAAAGTTATTTAGAGGGCAGTTGTCTTTTACTTCTAATTTCATTCTACTTCCGCTTCCGCAATAGCCGCTTGTTCAGCGTCGTAAGCCGCTTGCCAAGTAGTATCTACATTAGACCACCAACTAAGTGATGATGTTGAAACATCAGCTTCGTTATTTGTATTGGTTTCAGTTGCTCTGTCACCGTGTTCTATTTCACAAGTAACACCGTCAGGTGACTGCACTGCCAGAATTGTTGAAGGCAACCAAGTTAGGTCAAGGTTGTCATAAAACTGACCGTCCTTGCCTATCTGCCCATCACCATAATTAATTGTCCATTTAGCCATCTTTAACTCCTATGCTAAATAATACCATCCTGTGGCTATATATTTGTCACAGGAATAAACTGGGTTGCCTCTATGGGTGTGTGTCCAAGATGCTGGGAAGAAGCATAACATTCCCTTTTTAGGTTGAACTTTTACACCATACTCAATGAACTCTGTTTCACCCTCACCGTCTGGAATGTCGTTTAAGTACAACGTCCACGTTAAATTTCTTGCTGGTGCAGTAACACCCTGCTCACAGTGCCAAGTATGAAAGCCACCTTTAGGCAGTGTCTTTTGCACCTTCATGTCCTGTGACATACAAAGCTGTCCATTAAAAGCATTATGCTTTTGTCCATATTTTGGTAAATATTGCCTTAATATTTCGTGCATCTCAGTATTTAAAGGGTCTTGTAAATGAAGAAAATTAAAAGAAAAATCTACCCTGACCTCTGTTCCACCATTTGTTTCTGAGCCTACTTGTAAATGCCCTTGCGATTCTGGACTTTTTTCTGCATCAAGCAACTCCTCAAGCCTTGCAATAACCCTGTCACAAAAATCATATTGTTCAGTCTGATAAGATTCTATAAAATTTGGCGATTCCATTTTAATCCTTTGCCGCAATAATTAAATCAACATACTGCACATTGATTGTAGTGCTTGCTGATGACAAAGAACCAGCAAGGTTATGACCGTGATTGTGAGAGCCGCCACCGCCAGCATTGCCTGTAACGCCTCCATTAATTACTTTGTTTGCTGCAGTGCCATTTCCATAACCCGCATTTCCGTTATTGTTAGCTCCGGCCGACCTGTAGCCGTGAGAGTGAGATGGCATTTGTGCTGTTGAAAGCGTAGTGCCAGAAATGTTACCACTAACCGAAACAGAACCGCTAACTGCTGGCGTTCCTAAAGCAGTTGTAAAAGCAACAGAACCACCGCTACCAGCAGACCCACTTACAACTCTTAGTGACTTGTCATTATGCGTGGTCTGCTTAGTCCAGCCTGTAGGGGATGCTGTCTGCTGGAATAGCATAAGTGTGCCGGATGCAAAAACTTCTGGCGAAGGCACGTTGTCTAAAGCACCAGCATCAACGTCACCATTAGCATCTAGTAAGTCAGCTAAATCTCTTGCTCTACTCATTATTCATTCTCCATACTAGG